CCCCCCCCCTTGATTTAAAACACCGATAGGCTATTTTTATTTTTATATAATTTCTTAATGGGGTCCCATCCAAAGGATGGTTCTGCAAAGTACTCTGTACGAGTCCCATGAGATAGAATAGGTCTAAAACAAACAGAAAGGGGTCTAGAAACGATTATTTATAATTTTTGGAACCTAGATAGCTCGGCATGGGTAAATACGACCCACACCTCGCTTACTGTACGACTGAATAGGAGTTACTGGTCATTAGGGAAAGTTAATGATTATACGCAAGACTGTTTTCATTCATTATGTTATAATAGATGTATAGAATGAAAATTCATTCTATGAATTTATTAACTAACCTTTAGGAGAATATTATGTGGACATCACCAATGGCAACAGAGATGAGATTTGGATTTGAAGTAACTATGTACGTTATGAATAAATAACTTTCGGTTATTTGAACCTCAAGTGAAAATAACACTTGACAAATTGAAAGGCTTCTGTTATACTATTAATTATTAATTAATTAATATATATATATATTATAATATATAATAATAAATATAATTAGTAATAGGGTAACATAAAGTAATATGTTTGTCAATAGGTTTTAAGAAATAAATATTGACATCGGGACCTTTGGGGGTCCCTTTGTCTTTAATAAGTGTCTATGAAGAAACTACTTGACATTTTCAATGTCTTGTGATATAATTATACTATGAGTGAGAAATTGTCTGAGAAAAGCGGCAGTGGTTATTTTGTAGATGGTCAAGAGATTCCTCTGACTCCCCGTAGAGGTCGTCCATTAAAAGCTGCTCATCATGCACCAGACTGGTTCCCTCAACAAACTAAAATAGATGCGTGTACCTACTACTGTGTCTATGGTGACTTTGATAAAGTGTCAGAGCTTACTAAAGTGCCAGCTAATATTCTAAGAGTGTGGCATCAAGAACCCTGGTGGGTTGAAATTCAAAAGAGAGTGTATGTTGAACAAAACGAAAACCTCTCATCCCGTATTAACGATGTACTAGATAAAAGTTTAGTTGAAATAAAAGATCGCTTAGAAAATGGTGATTTCTTTTACGATAGGAAAGCTGGAGAACTTAAACGTAAGCCAGTAGAAACTAAAACCCTAGCTATTCTTTTTGATAACCTAACAACTAAAAGACAATTGGTTCGTGGAGAGCCTACAAGTATCTCTGCTAAGATTGGTGTAGAAGATAGACTTGAGCAACTGAAAGAATCTTTCGAGAAGTTTGCTAAGAGTCGATTAATTGAAAACGGAACTGTGATAGAGGAGAATGGTCATGCCATTGAAGAAGGGTTCAAGCAAGAAAACAATATCAAACAACATCAAGACGGAAATGAAAGCAGGGAAACCACAGAAGCAAGCAGTGGCAATAGCTCTTTCCAAAGCGGGCAAATCCAAGAAGAAGAAGGGCAAGTAAATGGCAACTAATACAGGTTCTATTCCTAAACTATTACAACCTAAAAAAGCTAAACCAATAAAAGCTAAAAGAGTTAAAGTTCACAAAGCTAAAAAAGTAAAAGCAAAAGCACCTACAGGATATTAATTGGAACTTACACCATCCATCATAGATGGGTTTGCAGGTTCTTTACTTTCTAAGAGATATGATTCAGCAACAGCTACACCACAATGTCATCAAGAGTGGTGGGAGTTATGTAGTAGTAAAAACAACTTAGTAGCTATAGCAGCTCCAAGGTCTCATGGTAAGTCTACTGCAATAACCCATGCTTATACTCTAGCAGCAATGCTGTTTAGAGATAGAAAGTTTGCTGTCATTGTCTCTGATACAGAAACACAAGCAGTTAACTTCCTCAATGACATTAAAGAGGAATTAAGAAACAACGAAGACTTGATAGAGTTGTTCGGTGTTAAGAAGTTTATTAAAGATACGGAAACAGATATTATTGTTGAGTTCAATGATGGATATAGTTTTCGTATTTTAGTTCGTGGTGCGGAACAACGTGTCCGTGGTTTGAAATGGAATCAGATAAGGCCAGACTTAATAGTCTGTGATGATTTAGAAGGCGATGAACAAGTACTCAACAAAGACAGACGTGAGAAGTTTAGAAGGTGGTTCTTCGGTGCGTTACTACCTTGTATGTCAAGGACAGGCATTTGCAGAGTTGTTGGCACTATTCTGCACTTGGATAGTTTACTTAATCGTTTAATGCCAGAGGACAGTGAAAAGACCACTGTCATAGAACCTCTTAAAAGTTATAGTTTAAATAAACGGGCAACGTGGACAAGTGTTAGATATCGTGCTCATGATGATTCTTTCGATCATATATTGTGGCCTACAAGATGGACCAAAGATGCACTTCAGAAAGAACGTCAAAGATATCTTGACCAAGGTATACCAGAAGTTTATTCGCAAGAATACTTAAACTACCCAGTTGATGAAAGTACATCTTACTTTCAAAGAGATTACTTTATAGAAATACCTAAGCACACTCTAGATGCAATTAGACATAAAGAAAAGAAACTTGTTTATTACGCTGCAGTGGACTTTGCTATTAGTACTAAAGAAAGATCTGACTATACTGTTATAGCCATAGCAGGTATGGACTCAGATGGCATCATGAACATTGTTGATATAAGACGTGGACGATGGGATGCTTTACAAATTGTAGATGAGATGTTTGCAGTACAAAAGAAATACTCTCCTTACTACTTTGTAACAGAACGTGGTGCCATTGAAAAAGCTATTGGTGCTATTTTAAAACGAGAGCAACTAGCTCGTCAAGTATATATGAGTTTATATCCTATGACTCCAACGAAGGATAAACAATCTAGAGCAAGAAGCTTTCAAGCTAGATTTAAAGCAGGTGGTGTTAAGTTTGATAAGACTGCTGAATGGTATTCAGGGTTAGAAGAAGAACTTATACGCTTTCCTAAATCAAGGCATGATGACCAAGTGGATGCACTTTCTTGGTTAGGTTTAGTAGTAGATCAAGTACAAACGGCTGATAGTCCTGAAGAGGAAGAAGAGTATGAATATCAGCAAGCTCGTAAACAATTTCAAAATGATGGACGTTCAACCATAACAGGATACTGATAATGGAATTAGATGTAAAACTTAAAACGCAAGACATTTTAGATTCAATGAACATCGCTGAGATGTTGGATGATGATGCTCTAAACAAAATTGGCTACAATGTAGTTACCGAGTTTAACATTGATAAGCAATCTAGAAGTCAATGGGAAAAACGTGTAGAAGAAGCTATGAAGCTTGCTCTACAAGTAGCAGAAGCTAAATCATTTCCATGGTCAGGTGCTTCTAACATCAAGTTCCCATTAATCACTATTGCTGCTTTACAATTTCATAGTAGAGCATATCCAGCTTTATTACCATCTAATCAAATCATTAAGATGATAGGTAATGAAGATGAACAAAACCCTGAAAAAATAGTTAGCCTACAACGAGTAGAGAAACACATGTCCTATCAAGTTCTTGAAGAAGATGAGAACTGGGAATCTGAAATGGATAAAGTGTTAATCACCGTGCCTATTGTTGGTTGTGCATTTAAAAAGACATACTGGGACTTCAACGCTAATCATCCTGTATCAGAAAACATCTTAGCTAAAGACTTTGTTGTTTCCTATTGGACGAAGAGTTTAAAAGACTGCACACGTCAAACTCATATCCTTTACTTATCAACTAATGATGTTCTCTCTAGACAAAGAAGAGGTCAATGGTTAGATATTGATTTATCTATTCCACCTAGTTATTCACCTGATGATCTTACTATGTCTCAAAATAGAGCACAAGGTACAGATCAACCTTCTAACGATCCAACAGCACCTTATGAGTTCCTTGAACAACATCGTTGGGAAGATTTAGATGGTGATGGTTTTAAAGAGCCATATATTGTTACAGTACATAGAGATACTTATAAAGTAGTTCGTATAGTAGCTAATTACTTTGAAGAGTCTATTATCAGAAATGATAAAGATGAAATTGTAAACATTAGACCTGAATCTTACTTTACTAAGTATTCATTTATTCCATCACCTGATGGTGGTTTTTATGATGTAGGTTTTGGTATTCTTTTAGGACCTCTCAATGAATCAATTAACACTATTATCAATCAGCTTGTTGACGCTGGTACTATGGCAAATACTGCTGGCGGTTTTCTATCACGGGGAATTAAAGTTCGTGGAGGTAATTATAATTTTGCTCCTTTGGAGTGGAAGCATGTGGATAGTACTGGAGAGGATTTAGCAAAAGGTATTGTACCACTTCCAGTAAGAGAACCATCACAAGTTTTATTTACACTATTACAAACATTAGTAAGCTACGGTGAACGTATCGTAGGTGCAACAGACATTATGGTAGGTGAGAATGTCGGTCAAAATACTCCAGCTCAAACAGCACAAACAATGGCTGAACAAGGTATGAAAGTATTTGCTGGTATATTCAAACGTATCCATAGAAGTCTCAAAGAAGAGTTTAGAAAACTATACAGACTCAATCAACTCTATTTAGATGAGCAATATCAATATGCAGGTGGTATTGTACTAAATAAAGATTATACAAACTCAATTAACTTATTAAGACCAGCAGCAGATCCTCATGTTGTATCTGACGTACAACGTATTATGCAAGCACAAGCATTAAGAGAAGCTGCTATGACTACTCCAGGCTTTAATGTTTACAAAGTAATGCGTAGATATTTAGAAGCTATGAAGATTACTAATATTGATGAGGTGTTACCGAACCCACAAGGTCCGAATGCAATAGCACCACAACCTAATCCTAAGCTACAAATTGAGCAATTAAAAGCTCAAGAGAAGGATAAAGCTTTAGATGTTAAGTTTAAACTTGGCATGGCGAAGCTAATGCAAGAAGAGCAAATAAATAGAGCTAAGATTATGAATCTTGAAGCTCAAGCTGTTAAGGCACTAGAGGAAGCAGGTGGAGTTAAAGCAGGTCACGACATTGCTATGCTAGATGCTCAGATAGGTGCAGCTAAAGCACATCATGATGGTATTCTTAAATCTATTGAGTTATTAAACAAAGTAAGTCAAGGAGAGAAAGATGGCAATAGTACTAACGCAGGAGGAGTATCAGGATTGGCTAGTCCATCCAGCAACGAAATGCCTGTTTAAAGCATTAAAGAATGACAGGGAGTTTTTAAAAGAACAAATTGTCAGAGGCAACATAGAAAGAGAAGAAGAAGCAAAAGGTAGATGTAACGCAGTACTTAATATCCTAAACATTGGATATGAAGACTTAGTAGAAGGAGCAAGAGATGACAGTAAATACTAGTGGGATTAATCCCGTTGGTCATAGACTATTAGTACTACCAGAAGAAGTAGAAGAAGTAACCGAAAGTGGTATTATAGTTACAGTAGGTAATCAAAAGGAGAGAGAGCAGCTTGCTCAAATCCGTGGTACAGTGGTAGCGATGGGTACAACTGCTTATGCCGATCAAAAAGATCCTTGGTGTAAGATTGGAGACTTCATTACCTTTGGTAAATACTCAGGACTTATCTATAAAGGTGAAGAGACTAAAGATGGTAAAGAGTATAGAGTGATTAACGATTTAGACGTTGTGGCAACACACGAGAAAGATTAGAGATGGCAGAAGATCAAGTACAAGATCAACAATCTGATAGTACCCCTGAAGGTAACGAAGGTGTTGAAAAAGAAGCAAGACTCTTTGGATGGGTTCCTAAAGAAGAGTTTCGTGGTTCTGAGAATGATTGGGTAGATGCTGATACCTTTGTAAAAAGAGGTAAAGAGATTAATCCTATCCTTCGTAAGAATAACGAACTACTCATGAAGAAGTTTGAAGAGAAGGCCGCTGAAGTTGATAAGATTAAAGCTGACGTAGAAGAGTTTAAGAAGTTTCAGAAGGAAGCTTTTGAAAAGAAGAAAGCTCAATACGAAGTTGAAATAGCTGATCTTAAAGCTCAGAAAAAAGAAGCTATTAAAGTGGGCGATGGTGATCTAGCAGTAGAACTAGACGATCGTATAGACGAACTAAAGGAAGCACAACGGGAAGCTAAGGAAGAAAGTAAAACTACTTCTCCTCAGTCTAACTCTACAACCGTACCAAATGATCCTGACTTAGCATCATGGTTGGATCGTAATGAATGGTTTGGAAATGACATCGAAAAGACTGATGTTTCAAACGCATTAGGTGCTTCTGTAAGGAAACAATTCCCTCACTTATCTGGTCGTGCATTTCTAGATAAGTTGGATGAAAAGATTGCTCAATACTACCCAGATACATCGGGTGTTAAAAAAGTAAAAGGCAGTCCAGTAGATTCAACAGGAAATGTTAGAGCAGGGGGTTCAAGTAAGAAGACTTATGACAACTTACCACCCGAAGCAAAGGCAGCTTGCGATAAATTTGTTAAACAAGGTTTATTCAAATCTAAGCAAGAATATTTAGACATGTATGATTGGGAATAATAGGAGATAATTATGGCAGTAGCAGATACACCAGAAGATAAAAGAGAAAAGGTATTAGAGAAGCAAGTTCGTAACAATTCTGAACGTCCTTCACAAGAACGTAAAAGGAATGTCTTTAATGGCACACAAGGTAAGTTGACTGTAAACTACACTATTGATGGTTATCACCTACATGGTTTTAACGATGAAAATGGTAGAGTACAAGATGCTCTTGATGGAGGTTATGAGTTCGTTTCACCAGAGGAAGTTGGCGGTGTTAAAGAGAATGTAGTTTCTCGTAACACAGATCTAGGAGATAAGGTAAGATGGTTAGTAGGTAGAACTGCCGATGGTGGTCCTTTATATTGCTATTTAATGAAAATTAAACAAGAGTGGTATGATGAAGATCAAGCAGCCCTACAAGCTAAAAACAATTTAATTGATGAAGCTATTCGTAAAGGTAGAAATACCAAAGAAGGCACTTCTTCAGAGGGCTTCTATGCTCCTCGTGAAGGCATCAATTATAAAACTTAAATCAATAACCAAAGGAGTTTTTAAATGGCGAACATCAATCGTCCTAAGGGCCTAAGCCCAGTACAAAACACTGACGGTTCACCATACAGCCAAGGTGCTACGTTATTCGCAGTTGCGAGTGACGCTTCAAACACTTATGCTATTGGTGATATCGTTGCAGCAGCAGCAGGTGGTGACGCTAATGGCGTTCCTTATGTTACTAAATGGTCAGGCACAGTAGCAGCTAATAACTTACCAGTAGGTGTTATTGTTGGTATTCGTGTTGCTGATCCTGGTGCTTCATTAGTTGGTAATTCACTCTCATTAGAGAAAACTTACCTTCCATTGAACGCAGGTACACATTATGTTTTCGTTGTTACAGATCCAATGACATACTTCACTGTTCAAGGTGATTCAACTGTTTGGGCTGCATCTAACTTAAACAACAACTGTAACGTAACTATCACAGCTAACCAAACTACTTTAGGAAATGGTGCTCCATTCTCAAATACAGTAGCAACTGGTCCAGCAACAACAAACAGCTTACCATTACAAATCGTGGGTATCAATTCACGTCCTGATAATGCGTTAGGTGCTTATTGTGAATTAGTAGTTCGTTGGAATGTTCATGCCTATATCGGTCAAGCAACTGGCCGTACTGGTGTTTAATAACTAAGGAGATCTAAAATGGCGGGTTTAATTACCACAGCATCACATCCTAAGGCTCTTTGGCCAGGGATCAAACAATGGTGGGGTCAAGTTTACGATGAACATCCAGTAGAATATACTGATCTTTTCGATAGCGAAACTTCAACACAAAACTATGAAGAAGATGTACAACTTACTGGCTTCGGTTTAGCTCCACAAAAACCTGAAGGTAGTGGTGTTATCTATGATTCAGAAGTTCAAGGCTTCACAACACGTTACACACACGTTGCTTATGCTCTTGGTTACATTGTAACTAAAGAAGAGTTAGATGATAACTTATATGAGCAAGTATCTCGTAAACGTGCTGCAGCTTTAGCTATGTCTTTCCGTCAAACGAAAGAAAACGTAGCAGCTAACGTATACAACAGAGCATTCAGCAATACATACGCTGGTGGCGATGCTGTATCATTAGCAAACACAGCACACCCAAATACATCAGGTGGTACATGGGCTAACCGTCCAACAGTTGATGTAGATTTCTCTGAAGCAGCTTTAGAAGATGCTATCATTGCAATCATGGGTTTACAAAATGACCGTGGTTTACTAATCAACATTATGCCTAAGACATTGATTATCCCACGTCAACAAGTATTCAATGCACAACGTGTATTGCATTCTTCATACCAAACTGGTAATGCTAACAATGATATTAACGTGATTAAATCTGGTAACTACTTACCAGGTGGTTTCAAAGTTAATCATTACTTAACATCACCAAACGCATGGTTCATCCGTAACACAATTCCTGGTAAAACAGGTATGAAGTACTATGAACGTGTTGGTATGCAATTTGACCAAGACAATGACTTTGACACAATGAATGCTAAGGCTAAAGGCTACGAAAGATATTCTTTCGGTTGGTCTGATCCTAGAGCAATCTGGGGTGTTAACGGTCCTTAATCGGGACGTCACTGAGTGGTGGGAGGGGATAAAGTCCCTCCCCAGCTCTTATTAGGAGACTCAAATGGGTTTTGAACACGAAAGAGAAAAGGGCAAACGCCCTGATACAACTGTCCCTAAAAAGGGATTTAAGAACTAAATTTATTAACGCTCTAATGACGCTTTTAATTAAGCGTTGCTAAGCAACGTCAAAGGAGAATTATATGTCAGCACCATCAAGACTTCTAAGTGGAGTATCTACAGCTTATTCTGGCGAGACACTTCACTCATTTCCATTTCCAGATCCGTTTCACACTGGAAGTACACAAAACTTAGGTAGCTCAGTTTACACTAACGATTTTAACACACTTATCGGTACAGATTACACTGTAACTGGTTCATCATCAACATTTGCATTATCTAACTCAGTAGTTGGTGGTGCAGCAGTATTAACACCAGGTGGTACTACAACAGCATCATCTGCTTACAAGAACGGTACATTCTTCCAATTCCAAGCTGGTAACAGAGCATGGTATTCAACAAGAATCCAAACATCAGCAGTAGCTGGTAACGTATCATTTTATGTAGGTTTACAAAATGGTTCAGCAGCTACTGACGGTTTATGGTTTTCTAAAGCAGCATCTTCAACATCAATCAACTTAGTATCAACAGTAGGTTCTACAGCTACAACTTTAGTAACTGGTGTAGCAACAGCTGCAGCAGCTACATGGGTTGACTTAGGTTTATACTTTGATGGTACAGATATTAAAGTGTTTACTAACAATGTTAACGTAGCTCGTGTTACTGCTCCTACTATTGGATCATCAAGCACTACATTAACTAATGCTTTATTAAGCCCAGTGTTCCAAATTACTCCAACAGCTACTGATACTTTAACAGCGGACTTCGTTTTAGTTGCTCAAGAACTTTCACGATAATAGGGGAAATATAAATGGCTAATCCAACACCAAACATACAGATTATTTCAGATGGTCCTGCAACGACTATCTTGAAACTAACTGGTAATGCGAATACAGCCGATTTTACTTCCGCAACTTTAGTAGACCCAGCAGCTCGTTCATCAGTTGATCCAACAGGATCTAACTATTTAAAAGCTGGTTGGTATCGTATAGACAAGATTATCCACAATATTGAAGATGGTATTGTGGTTAATTTAATCTGGGATGATAGCTCAGGTACTACAGTTATTGAACAATTGGCTGGACGAGGCAAAGCTGATTATAGACATATTGGTGGATTACAAAATCCTAAGAATACAGGTTGGACAGGTAAAATCAACTGGTCAACAAGTACTGAATCAGGAACTTGGACTTCATCAGGATATTCGTTTTCAGTTATTTTAGAACTAACAAAAGGATGGACTCCTTAATGGAAGTCGGTACTAATGTAAAACAAGCAGAACTGTCAGCTCGTATTGTACGGGCTGATGGTACTGTTGTAGAACTTGGGACTATTGACTATTGGAGTTCTAATCTTATTAAAAGACTTATTTGGAGAATTAAAAAATGGCTACACTCTTAACAAACTCAGGACATGCTATTGTTACTAATAGAATTATTGGTAGCGGTACTACTCCTCAATATGTTGCTTGGGGTACAGGTGCTGGTACAACTAGTGCTACTGACACAACATTATTTACAGAAGTAACACCAAGAACAACTGGTACAGCTACTCAAGTAACAACATCTATTACAAACGATACAGTTCAAATTGTAGGTACAATGACAGCTGGTGTTGGTGAAACAATTACCAATGCTGGGGTATTTGATGCTTCAACATCTGGTAACTTATTTGTAAAAGGTGACTTCACTGGTTTAGCTTTAAATACTGGTGACTCTATTCAATTTACATTTAAAGTACAATTTAGTTAATATATAGGGGGTCAACTTGGCTCTTAATCAAAACCCCCTTAATGTAGAAGAAATTAATGGTGGTAATAATCTTCTAAAAACAATTACAGCTAATATTGTTTCTACTGTAACTTCTATTAACAAAGCATTAGGAGTTACAAAGACAAGTACAGCTGTAAGTAATACTGTTACTATAAATAGTCCTAGGTCTTTACTTAGGACTATAACTAGTACTGCAATTAGTAATACAGTTTCAATAGTAAAAGCATTAAAAATAATAAAAACTATTACATCTTCAATTACTACTTCTTTAGTAGCTATGAAGGTGTTTTTAGTAACATTAAGTGTTGCTGTAGCTAATAGTGTATCTATAATAAAATCTATTATTAAGACTATTACAGCTACTGCTGTATCTAATATAGTAAGTGTTACAAAATCTATTGGTAAATTTATAACCGATGTAGTATCTGAAGTTATAACATTACTTATAAGAACAAGTAGGTTTATAACCTTAGTAGTAACAAGTACAACTACAGCAACTATAGTTAAATCTATAGGTAAAATATTAACAACTAGCTTAGTTAGTACCGTTACTATAATAAAAGCTTTATTTAAGATTATAACAGTAACTTCAACAAATACTGTTACTATAATTAAAACTTTAAGTAAGATAATGTCTCTTGTAGAATCAGAGATAGCTACCATACTAGAGAAAGCTAATTATCTTCGTACCTTAGTAGCATCAGTTGTAACTAATACTGTATCAGTATCTAGAAAAATAGGTAAACCTTTAACAGCTACTTTAGTGACTATAACAGTTTCTATTAAGAAAGCTCTTAGTGTTATTAAGACTATTACTACTAGTACAACTACTACAATAAGTAAAGCTTTAAGTAAACTTATAACCATAGTAGAAACAGAAGTAATTAGTGTATCACTTCAAGTAGCAAGACTTAGAACTCTAGCAGTTACTGTCATTACTTCAACTACAGTAAGTAAACTATTATCTAAAGTAATATCAGTATCTGTAGGTAATGTAATTAGACTCATAAAGGCTATAGGAAAGCTTTTAAACACATCTTTAAGTATAAGTGCTACCCTAACCTATGCTCAGTTTTATTTTAAAGTTTTAAGTGTAGTTTCTACAGTTACAGTTTCATTAGCAAAAGTATGGCAAAAGTTCTTGACAATAACAGTAAATTCTGTTATAATAGTAAGTAAGAGTATTAATAAGTATGTTAATATTCTTTCTAATATAACATCAAGTTTACTACCTAATGTAGTATCCTTTGTCAATTATGCAGCTAATAAAGTTATATATGCTGTACCTAAGTTAAGATCTATAGCAGCAACCCGATTTATTACCATGGTAGGAACCTTACAAAAAGTAAGAACTGCTACCTTAGTTAAGTTTAGAACCCTATTTATTGACAAGGATTTAAATATATGAGTAATTCTTTCTCATACAAAATAACCAACGATAGTGAACAGTTTACCTTTGATTATACTCCTGTTATGGGAGCATCAGAAACAATTACAGCTGCTACCTGCACTGTAGCTGTTAAAGAAGGTACTGATCCTAATGCTAGTTCTATTTTAGTGGGTAGTCCTTCATGGCTTGGCTTTAAAGTGACTCAAAGAATATCAGGTGGTTTGGATGGAGTTACTTATAGTATCCAAATGACTATAACTACATCACTTAGTAACATTTATACTGTAGTTGGTGATTTACCTGTATTAGCTCCTATTAACGTCTAATCATGGCTTATATACCAAGGTATGATAAGGGTGATTGGAAAGCCCTATGTGATGTTTGTGGACGAGAGTATAAAGCTTCTCAACTACAGCAAAGATGGGATGGGTTATTCTGTTGTAAAGATGACTGGGAAATAAGACAACCTCAAGACTTTGTAAGAGGTGTAGCTGATAATCAAACAGTACCTTGGAGTCGTCCAGAACCATCAGATAACTTTAGACCTATAACTTATAATTCACTTATTGCATTTGGACCTTTAAATCCTTATGTAAAAGTAAAAGCATCAATATCAATAGATGTAATTAGACCAGATAAAACTAGTCCAAAAGTAATTAACAACTTCCAAATCAACAAAGTAACTATAGGATAATTTATGGCACTTAATCAGTTTACCAATAATGCAGGAACCACACTAGCTAGTGGTATAAATGCTTCTGTAACATCACTTACTGTTTCTACAGGTAGTGGTGCTTTATTCCCAACTCTTACAGGTTCACAATATTTTTACTGTACTCTACAACAAGTATCAGGCGGTGGTATAGAAATTGTTAAAGTAACAGCTAGATCTACAGATACATTTACTATTGTAAGAGCACAAGATGGTACAACAGGTCTATCATTTGTTACTGGTGATGCTGTTCAATTAAGACTTACAGCAGCAGACTTAAATAACTTTTCTCAATTAGACTCTACTAATACATTTGCAGCAGCTCAGACATTTACAGCCGCTCCTATTTTAACAGCATTAACTGGTGTTGTATATGGTAATGGGGCTAGTGCCTCTACTGTAGCCACTGGTGCTCAAATAGCAACAGCTATAGGAAGTACTTCAGTTACTAATGCAACTAACGTAACAGGCACTGTTGGGGTAGCAAATGGTGGTACAGGACTTACATCAACTACAGCTTATGGTGTATTAGCTGGTGGTACAACTACCACTGGTGCTTTACAAAATATTGGTACTGGTACTACAGGTCAAATATTAACATCTAATGGTCCTGGTGTACTTCCTTCATTTCAAGCAGCTTCTGGTGGTCAATTACAAACTCAATTATTTACTTCTCCAGGAACATGGACTAAACCTTCTTCAGCCACTCAAGTAAGAGTAGTAGTTATTGGCGGTGGCGGTGGCGGAGGAGGAGCTGTTCCGAATAATCTAGGTGGAACTGCAGCTGGAGGTTATGGGGGAATGGCTTTTGTAACTAATGTTCCTGTATCTAGTCCAGTAGCTATTACAGTAGGAACTGGCGGTATTGGCGGAGCTATTCCAGGAGGTAATGGAACATCAGGTGGCACATCTTCATTTGGTAGTGCTGTATCATGCACTGGTGGTGGTGGTGGTGGAGGAGCTCCTGCGGGAGTAGCAGGAACAAATGGCTCTGCTACCATATCTTCAGGAACATCTTTAAAGTCAGGTGATATATCTATTACAAATAACACATTAATTGGAATTATGGGGTCTAGTAATGCCACTAATTCACCAGTTCCAGCACCAGCACCAGCAGCAGTAACTTATAGTACAACTAGTACATTAATGGCAGGTTCTAGAGGAAGCGGTGGTAATACTGGTACTCCTTCACCTGGAGCTCCTGGAGGTGGTGGTACTTCAGGTGCAATTTT